TTCACCTTGTGCATTATTTACTCCTTCACGAGCCTGTCCTAGTTGTTGAGTGGCTGCGGGCTGGGATTGAACAGCTTGGAACTTGGCCAGTTTTTCTAATTGAGAATCAGATAAGTTACTAATTATTTCGATCGTTTTAGAAAGTTTTTCTGTGTCCACTCCAGCAAAAGAATCTACACCTTTGCCCATAGACTCAACACCTTTACCAGCTTCGAATATCTGTCTATGTTTTTCTGAAAGCTCAATAATTTGTTCGACTGGTGTTTTGCCACCAGACAAAAATGATAGGAATTTAGTTACTAAGTTTCCTAGACCTGCGGTGACGTTTGCAGCTGAGAATGCTACAAGACCAGCAGAAACAGCTGTTAGACCTGCACCTATATTAAATAGATTTGCTCCAGAGATACTGTCTAATTGTTTTATAGCTGTCGTTAGTTTGCTTACAGCATCAGCAGCACCAGCTACATCTACGTTTTTTGCGTCTTCGGCAAATTCTAATAGATTTTCAAGAGGACTATCAACGAATAAACCTAGTATTGCCGAGCCGACACCCATTGCGCTTGATGCAAGCATCGATGCGCTGAATACGACCATAGCTAAACCGATTCCCGCAATACCTTTTGCTACTGCGAGTAGATTACTTCCGTCGATCTCTCCGAATTTCTTAATCGACTCTGCTGCAGATTCTAAACTTGGAGCAACTACTTCTAATGCTTTTCCTACAACCATTAATCCGCCAGCGAGGATTACCATTGCAGCTGCGCCGAGCGCAATCATTGGGAACATTAATCCTAGACCAGCAGCGACTAGTCCAAAACCAATTAATGCTTTGCCCGTAGTCAGTAGAGATTTTTCGTCTATACCACTAATTGTTTCTAGCGCGTTTCCAAAAACGAACAGTGCACCGCCCAGCAATGTAATTGCAGCTGCGCCAAGCGCAATCAGTGGGAACATTAATCCTATTCCAGCAGCGACTAGCCCAAAGCCGACTAATGCTGCTCCTACCTTTAAGAGTTCGCCACCATTTATTTATTCCGCTAATTGTAGATAGCGCAGCGCCAAATATTGCCATTGCGCCACCGAGTGCGGCTAATGCTAGAACACCTTTGAAAATACTATTGCCAGCGTTACCAAGAGCAATAACTGATGCAGATACTAAACCTATTCCTAGTGTTGCTGCAAGAACCGCACCTGCGTTGACGTCTTTTAATAGTTTCAAACTCAATGCGAATGGAGCAAATGCTACGCCAATCAATCCTAACGCAAGAGCTCCTTTTGCAACTCTAGCAAGATTGTCGCCCATATACGCGAAACCATCAGTAATTCCCTTGAGAATAGATTTGATGGCTTGTCCAGCACCCTTACCAAGATCTTTGATGCCTTTACCTAATGTGGTTAATGAGCTAACTTGTCTGGTATTAGGTGCTCCAGGAGCGTTAGGTGCTCCAGGTGCTCCAGGTGCTCCAGGAACGTTAGGTGTTCCCGTGCTCGGAGGAACACTCGGCGGACCTGTCGGCGGTGTTGTCGATGGCACTGACGGTGGTACTCTTGGGAAAAACCTTTCTCTTGCCATGCTGAATAGTTTTTCTTTGGCTAAGTATACTCCAAATGCCATCGCTGCAGCGAGTACTGACCCTATTAACAATCCAAAACCTTTTGTTAAATCTACAAACTTCGAAGCTATACCTAAGAAAAAGGGAAACAGCATTAAAATTAAACCATTAAGGACATTTGAAACAAAATCCAGTAATCCTTCAAATTTCGACCGTTTACGATCCTCTGATTTTTCTTTTTCTTTGCCTTTACCTTTTTCTCTATCAGCTTCGGCTTGCTCAAGAGCATTGCTGCCCGATTCGCGCAAAGCCACTACGTCCTCGCTGATGTCCATCAGTATAGAAGCGATGTTAGTTAATATCTTTGCGGCAACAGGATCTTTAGATTTAGCTACATCTTTGTCATCTCTTTCTTGACGTTTTTGTATGTCTTTATCAGCTTGCGCAGTGGCTTCTTCTTCAGATAAACTAGGATCTTCACTCATTATTTGTGCAGATCGTTTCTTTACAGCAGATGTAGAAACTCTATCTGCTGTTGTAAAGTTTTTTGGTATTTTACTATCAAGACGCGCCACGTATTTCTGATAGATATCCGAAGCCATCCAATTTGTTAGGTGATCTGTATCGTTCTGTAATAGTTTTTTTGCGTCTTCGAGAGTAAGAGGTATGTTCTGCGCAGTTGTTTGCTCAACTAGTTGGGTGGCTAGTTTAGTCAACCAAATATTATACCACAGTTTATAGTTTTCGCTTTTATCCGCCACTATTATCTCCTACGGGCTGCTTGGCTTTTCATCTTGGAATTTTCGTTTTCAATACGTTCTTTTTCTTTCTTTAGATACTCAATTAACATTTGAACGTAGATATCTCGTTCGAATGGTAACCACTCCTCTATGTCAGATAAAGAGTAATTGTGATGTTGCATCAATGCAAAGTTAGTTTGATAATAGTTCGACAGGTTGTTGTAGCCTGTCGTTATCCGAAAAAACTTTGCATACCTTCTAATTTGTGTTTTACTACTGTTCCGTCTTTACGTTTGTATTCTACGTCGCCATATACTTTTGGCAATGTTTCAAAGAATTGTTGTAGTTTCATTAATTCTTTTGAACCCAAAGAAAGAATAAAATCGTCAAGCTCAGAAGTAGTGTAGTTATCCGCTTCGAATACTTCATCGCCAGTGATAATTTGGTCTAAACAGATTCTGACAATGGTTAGCATATCTGAAGAATCAACAGATCCATCTGACTTTGTTTTAAGTTCCACCAATGCACCATAAGTAGGATATCTTAATTTTACAGTAATACCATCAGAAAGAGTAATTAAATTATCTTTCTTTTGTTCTGAGATCTTGACGTTATCCAAGTCATATTTGACTGGATAGGTATTTCCATCTTCGTCTTTTATTTGTAAATCTACAACGTTGGAAACTGACTTCGCGCGAAGCATCAAGAAAATATATTCTAAATCGAAGTAAGCTAGTTTATCGACATCGATTGTATCTAAGATACAATTATTGATGATTTGACGATACACATTGACGATATCTTTATTGTCGTTGCTTTCTTTAGCAATCATCAACAGCTTTTCTTCTGCTACAGTGAATGGGCGATATTTCACGCTTTTCTTGTTAGAAGGAATTTCCATTGTAAAGATTGGTTGTTTAATTTTGGGTAACATTATATTTCACCTTTGATAATAATTATTGAGTAGGGGTTCGAGTATTAACAGGCTGTTGACCATCAATCTCTAAGATATTTAGTTGTTCACCAACAGGTTTTGAAGCGATACTCTTCGCCACAGCTCCAAGTAGTTTATCTTGCTTACTTACTTTTTCTTCTTGTTCGTCCTCTGAGTCTTTTTTGGCTTTATCATATACAGGAGAAAGTGGATTTGGGTCACCTGCATATCCAGGAGCAACTGAATCATCGTCATTGGCAACCTCTCCTATTTTAGTAACAACGCCAGTGAACGAAAATTGAACTTCGATTCTAGCTATATCATCTTGGTTCCACGCGGTCTGTAGTTCATTTATTCTAGTAGGATATACACCATACATTGTAGATTTGATCAGTTGATTTGAATTAAAATTGTGAGTTATGACACTCATTTCTGTTGTATATGTGTTTCTGTACGCCACCTGACCAGGTTTTAATAATCGACCAGCACCAGGAGAATGTAAATCAATATTTGGCATACCGACTACTTGTTGTAACCAATAATAGAATATCTTTAATGGAAGTGCATCCGATGCTCGGATATAGAAATCCATAGAAATCATATCTTCGTATACTGCAGAATATGGAGTTAAGAACGTGGCACCTGCATAACCATATTTGTTTATTCTTTCAGTCATGACGCCCATAGAAGGATGTCTCGCTGCATTACAGAGAAATGTCAGATCCTTTAATTCCTGGTTATAAATTCCATTTAGACAAGGTGGTGGCTGAATAGTAGCAATAAAATTGGCAGTAGAAACAATGTCAGAAAAATTAGCATTGAAATCTTTTATATTAAACCCAGCCATTAGATTTTACTCCTACTTTCTTGCCATACTTTTTCTTTTGTGGATTTTCTAAATTGTTCTGATGGCAAGAACATGGTCATATTCCATTCTTCCTGTGGAACAATGATGAATGGAGAACGAACTTGTTTATACAAATAATGCTTAAAGCATGGTTTGAACCATCTAAATCTTGCTGCTTTCTTCAGTAGGGTATATGTTACTCTAACTCTTGTTAGTTCAATAGCAGAAATGCCCTTTAATTCGCTTTTTGTTTGTAACTCTAATAGACTATCGTATAGTTTCGCGCGGAGAATTGGTGGCAAATAATGCATGTTTAGACCATAGAAGCCATCAGTTTCAAAATCAACAGGAAACACTAAAGGAAATCTGTCGTAGTAAGGAAGTTCTTTTTTTCCCTTTGGATCGTATAAAAACATGTATAATCTACCAATACGAACTATCTTTTTCTTTCGTTCTGCTTCGTTGATAAATCTAACAGGACGAACATCTTCTTTATTAATCTGAGCATATTTTTGTATTAGCCAAGAACTAGCCTTTTCGGTGAACTTCGTTAATGTTACACCGCTTTTGGTAGCTTCTTCAACCATTTTATTGTAAATGTATGCTGGCATTAGCTGTTTAATTCCTTCTCTGTTATAATTTGAAACTTCCAGCCACGATCTTTACAGTATTCTTCGGCAGCTTTCCATTTCGATTGATTCTTGCCCCAAGTCATCACTTCGTTGATATAGCGTCTAGTTCTTCTCTGCTGTTTCTTGGGTTCGCGAGTCTGAGCCAATGGCTTAATCTCAACGAGGATACTTTCTATTTTACCATCTGGCGTTCTTTTCTTAAACCAGAAGTCCACAAAGTATCGATGCATTTTATTGTCTGTAACACAGCGATATGGTACTACAACTTCTTCTGAGTTCCATTCAATTATGTCTGAGTGAGTATCAAGGAAGTTCATAAACTTTAGTTCTAAACTTGACCTATAAATAACTCTGGTCGGGTCACCCTTATATTTAGCTGGGTTCTTGACCTTGTATCTTCCTTTCCATGCCATTTTATCGCCTAAATAAAGAGTACATTCAACAAGGTATTTATATGCCAAGATCAGAAACCCCAAGAGAAGTAATAAATACGTCAAAAAAGAATCAGACTGATTCTACTGTGCAAGACAATATGAGACAGATGCGCCAGAAGATGCGGCAGCTGTTTCAAAATCAGGTTCTGGGATTCGTGTAACTTCTGATTTATTGACTGGTGGAACTAGAGCTGTGCCTACGGTAAGTTCAACGGTAGTTGCTGGACAAACGATAATTTTGCCTGTTCCAGAACAAATACAAGACAAATTAAGTATTTCTTACTCTGCTATGGATCTTGGTGTTTCTGCTGCTATGTTTCAGGCTGGCCAAGATTTAGGAACCCAAGATTCCGCGCCTGCAATGAAAGGCATGGGCGCATATATTGGACGAAACGCTGTTGCGCAATTCAGCCAGGAACTTGGCGCGATCTTTAGTTTATTATCGTCAAACGTACCAAATCCATATTCAACTCTTTTGTTCAAAAACGTAGAGCAAAGAAACTTTGACTTCTCGTATACATTTTCCCCAACCAGTAATGACGAAAGTAGAGAGTTAAGAAAACTTATCAATAGTTTAAGATATCTTTCTCTCCCTCGCGAAGATGGATACTTCTTAGAGTTTCCGCATGAATTTGAACTATCTTTCGTTGGAACAGATTATTTGTTTGCTATGTCTCGTGGATATATTACAGACTTACAGGCGTCATATGGTTCTTCTGGCGGTATAGCTTTTTTTGACGAAACTTCAGCGCCACAAATGGTGAAGGTATCTTTTACATTTAGAGAGATTTATCCTTTGAACAAAACACTAATCGATTTGAGTAACTCTGCTTCAATGAAACCTGGAGTTGAGGGTAATTTCGGCGAACAAGTAGACACTCAAATTTCGCGTCAAAGAAAAATAAATCAAGCAGAAGAAGCAGAAAATCGAGCAAGAGAAGAAGCAGCTAAAAAAGCAGATTTAGCAGGATTCGATCCAAAAACCGTAAACAATCCGAAGGTCTAACATGTCAAGACAATATTTTAAGAACTTTCCTATTGTTAATTATAATGGTATTTCTCTCAGAAATATCATGTTAAAATCTTCTTTTATTAGAGAAATATTATTATCTTCTTCTCTTTACGACTATACAGTTCCAGAAGGAGAGCGTATAACCACAGTAGCATATGACTATTATGGTTCAGTAGACTATGCTTGGTTAATTATGATTTCTAATCAACTTATAGATCCATATTTTCAATGGCCAATGACAGATAGAGAATTTGAATCATATATTACTGCAAAGTATGGTTCTGTTGATGCAGCCAGAGGATATTACCAAGGAAATTCTAATGGAACGATTTCTACCAACGGATCTACTGTTACTGGTGTTGGTACAGCGTTTGCTGAAAGGTTTAGTATCGGAGATTATGTCAAAGCAAACAGAAGTGGAACTACAACTTCTGACGATTATCGAAAAGTAACAGCGATAGCAAATAATACTTCTATGACTATTTCTTCTGGATATTCTACTAATCTTGTTGCAAATACCTTTCAGACAACGAAAGGTATTGCAGAATACGCACTAGATCCTGACGATGACACCAGCTTTACGATAAGCGTTGAAACATACATTTATGCTTATACCGATCCATTCTTTCCGATAAGTAATTATGAGAAAGAATTTAGACTAAACGAACAAAGAAGAGATATAAAACTAGTCGATCGTCAGTTCGCTCCTAGAATCGCAGTAGAATTAGAAAAGTCATTAAACAACTAATATGATATTATCAAACAAAAATACCGTCAACCAGTATTTTTTTGACGCTGTCTTGCGAAGAAAGAATAGTAATCCTGGTGAAACATTAGAGTATAGCTTAAAAAGTTATCTTACGACGCTGAGTATTACTCAAGCACTTTCTATGAAAAGTATGGTTTTGAACACCGTTATGTCAGATGGCGGTGGATTATTTGACAAAGGATTAATGTCTTTGGGAGATGAGATCGAAATTACTATTTTTGCAAACGAAACTGATAGTTTTAAGTTTATAGAGTCGTTTCTAATAACAGAAATTAGCAATGTAGAACAATTTGGTAATACCAAAAGAAAAGTCATGGATATTAAAGCTGTAACAAAAGCAAAATATATTAGCAAAAGTATTTTTGTAAGCAAAACTTTGAAAGGTAAAACTTCTGATATCGCAAAAATAATCTATACAGAGTTTTTGAAAATTCCTGAATCAGAGTTAGAAATAGAAGAAACTACTGGCGACACGAACATTATTTTTTCTAAAACTACCCCAACAAACGCGCTCTCAGAACTAACAGCAAAAAGTATATCTGCTAATCTTACTTACAAAGATAATTTGTTTTTTGCGTACGAAACTGCGAAAGGACATAAGTTCAAATCTACAAGAAAGATGATAGAAACAGCGAATACCCACACGTATTTTCAGCATCCATCTAAATCTCCTACTGATACTGACGCTGATGCAAATAGAATTCTTAATTTTGAACAACCAGTTTCTGGCGACAGACAAAAACTTCTCGAAAGCGGTGTGTTAAACAACGAAGTAATCTCGTTTAATTTTATCGATAGAACTATAAATTCTTCTGGGTTTTCTTATACAAGAGATAAAGAAAAGATTAATCTATTTGGAAAGTTTGCTCCGTTTGATTATGAAGGCATCGAACAACAGACTTCTGACTATACTACAACTGGTTCCTCTATAGACAATGCATTTTTTGTAAAGTATGTCTGCGACGACCAATCATATCAAAGAACAGATAATAGAGCAACAAAAGATCCAGTCGCTAAAGCTCAGATAGAGGCATTGAGACAAAATTCTATTACTATTAAAATTCATGGAAACCACCACATCATTCCTGGTGATATTTTAGTTGCAGAAATTCCATCTAAATATTTGAGCAGTGTGTCAGAATATGATGCTCGTATTGATGGTAGATATCTTATTGCTGGTGTTAGACATGATATCGGTGTTGGTACTGCATTTGATACTGTTCTAGATCTTTATAAAGACGCTAACGAAATCGAAGTTGAAAATAGAACTTCAAATCTTGATAAACCAAAACCTCCTTCTTCAAACGCAGAATATAGATTTGAGTTGACGCAAGGAAATGGAGAAGGTGTGAAAGCATGTGACGAATACTTAAAAGCAAACAAGATAACGATTGCTAAAGGCGCAGGACCATGAGAGATAATATAGAAAATCAACCATTTGGTAATTTTATTTGGTTTATGGGTGTTGTCGAGGACATTGACGATCCATTAAAAATTAATCGCGCGCGCGTAAGATGTATTGGCTTTCATTCAGATAACAGAAGTGAAGTTGCTGCAGACGATCTACCGTGGGCTCCTATGTTAAACTCTACCGCAAATATGTCAGCTCCAATGTTAAATCAAGGCGACTGGGTTGTCGGTTTTTTTATTGATGGTGCAACTGCGCAACAACCAGTTGTTCTAGGATCTATAACTGGTATTCCTACGGGACCAGCAGATTCAAATAAAGGATTTTATGATCCAGATGGAATATTCCCTAGATCTGGCCAGATAACACGCGGAACTAACTCACCACTCGCGCGAGGAGAATTGGGTATTCCTACTGGCGTAGAAGCGCAACCGTCTTATTATGAACCGCCAGCCCCATTACCAGGAGAAACAACTCCAACTGAAACTCCGCCACCACCAGCTGAGAATAGTATCTCTGGTGGTTCGTACATCGGTGATAGTATCGCAGTCGGAATCGGAACCGCAGCGAAACAAACAGTCAATGCTACAGTAGGAATGAATTCAACCAACATTCTTAAAAATTACAGCGGAAAGAGTGGTTCAAGTTATACTGTTATTTCTGCTGGTACAAATGACCAGAGTGGTGAGCCGACCGAATCTAATCTTAGAAAACTAAGAGCATCAATCAATTCGCCAAAAGTTGTTTTTGTAGTTCCCTTTACAAAACAACAAAATGGTAAGCCTACGGCAGCAGTAATCGCAAATATGCAAAAAGCAGCAAAAGCGGTAAGAAAAGTTGCAGCAGAAAAAGGCGATATCATATTTGAATTAGATAATTATAAAACCAACGATGGTCTTCATCCTAATGGTTATGGTACTGTGGCAAAAGCTATTGAACAGCTTGTCGGCAAAACTCCTAGTCCTGGTGCTTCAAAACCAGCCACCGATACTACTCCGACACCGCCAGCAACTAATAATCCATCTAACGCTAATTTTAATGAACACGAACAAGCTATTATAGCTTCTGCTAAAAAATTTGGTATAACTGAAATTCCAGAGCTTGCTGCGTTGTTGGCTAATTGTAAAGCCGAAACATCATGGAGAACATTCCAAGAAAACTTGAGTTATAGCTCAGTTGAAAGAATTAAAGCAATATTTCCAAAATATTTCAAAGGTATAGATGTAACACCATATGTAAAAAATCCTGAAAAATTAGCCAGCAGAGTGTATGCCAATAGAAATGGTAATGGTAACGAAGCGTCTAAAGAAGGTTACAAATATAGAGGTAGAGGTTATTTACAAATTACAGGAAAGTCTAATTATAATGGAATTAAAAACCGATTCGGTACAGATTTCGTTTCAAACCCTGATCTTGTAAATAGCAGTATACAGATTCGCGCAGATACTTCTGCGTGGTGGTGGGCAACATATGTTAAAAACTCAAGAGCATACAAAAAGCCGATACCACCAAATGAATCAGACACATATATCATAGCATGTGGCGGCATTGTAAACGGAAAAGTACCATCAAACGGTCAACACGAACGAATACAATATTTTAGAGAATATCTTAATAAGTTAAGAGGAACTGTTATTGCAACAGACGCTGTAATTGAAACTGTTGCGGATACTGGTGAGATTGTTTCTGTCACTCAACCAAACTATAAAACTCCAAGTCGTCAAACTGACGAAGACGCAATCACATATACAAGAAGAACAGCAGCCGTTGGGATTTTAACTTCTTCAGGTTTAACTTGGAATGAACCTGTTTCTAAATTCTCTGCCATGTATCCAAAGAATCATGTATTAGAAACTGCTGGTGGCCATGTTCTCGAATTTGATGATACAGAAGGCTCAGAACGAATTCATATTTTTCATAAAACTGGATCGTTTATAGAAATTCATCCTGATGGAAGAATTGTCATGCGTTCTAATGGTTCTATGAATCAGATTACATATGGTGATGGTAACTTCTATATTAGAGGAAACTGTAATATATCTGCAACTGGTGATATTAATCTATTATCGAATAAATCTACCAATCTATCTACAATGGGTGATGTTAATTGGAAAGTAGGTGGTAACTTTAATTTGACAGCACAAGGAGAAGCAAAAGTTGTGACTGGAAAACTATTCCTAGAAGGTTCAGAAATTCGTATGAACGAAGGAACAGCTGGTATCGGCGCGCCAGCTGCTGTAGCAGAGCTTTCTGTATCTGGAGAAAGCGCAGAGATTTTACAATCAGGCGAAGGATACGAAGCTAATTCTAGAGGTGTGCTATCTGGAAATGGAGAATCAGAAGATCAAACTCCATATACTACCGATTCTCCAGGAACTGTCCCACAGGCGGGAGGTTCAACAGATGTTAAACCTACCACAGTTGAATGGAAAGGAGATTTGAATATTCAAATATCCAAATACTACAAGCTAAAAGATTTGGTTAAAGGAACACCAATTCGTGGTTCTCGAGGTATAACTGCAACTGATGTTGTAAACAATTTAACTATTATAGCTCAAGTAATATTAGATCCACTAAGAGACGCAGGATTGAAATTCCATATCAATGATGGTTTGCGTGATCCGCTTTCTTCAACTGGTCAAAAGAATCCAAAGAGCGATCACATTGTTGGCTGCGCTGTAGATTTAGGTCCATCTGGAATGTCAGCGTATGATCAAGCATTAAAAATTCATGAAATTGTCGGCAATCGAGCAAGACAACATCTGCTAGAATACACTGACAAAGGCGCGATAGGTTGGAATCACATAGCGATTGGTAAATTTGGAGCAAAGAATCCTAATGGAGAAAAATCTGGACTTCCTGTTGCTACATTCTATAATCATAAAAATGTTCATGCGCCTAACACATTCAAAGATTATAAAAATGGAAGAAAGGGTTAAATTATGCCAGTAAAAAATCCAGGTTCATATCCTACAAGTTCAGACGTATTTTACTCTCCAAATATTTTTATAAATGGGGTGAACGTTGCACTATACAATTCTCCTTCAAAAGGACCAGCTTCTCCTTCTGGATCTTCTTCTGATAGTTCAGTAAATGCTCAGCAAGATCAAAATGTGGATGCATCTAGCACTGCAATTACTTCGGAACAACAATCTACATCCACGGCAGCACCGACTTTGACTACTCCACTACCACCGCCAGTTGTTCCACCAAACTCTGGACTTTCTGGACAAGCAACAAGCGACACGACCGTCGTTGTTCCGTCACAAACTCCAGAAGCGAATGTAAATCTATCTCAAGAAACATTAG